GCGACGACCTGACGCGCTCCGTCCCCTTCACGCTCGACCGTGCAGCGGACGACGGCGACGGCCTCACCCTCGAGGGCTACGGCGCGGTGTTCGGTGACCCGACCCGCATCGACTCGTGGGAAGGCACCTTCGACGAGCAGATCCAGCGGGGCGCGTTCTCCAAGACGCTCAAGGAGCGGACCCCGGTGATCCAGTTCGACCACGGCCACCACCCGCTCGTCGGGTCGCTGCCGATCGGGTCGGTCGACGTGATCCGTGAGGACGCCCACGGCCTGTTCGTCCGAGCCCGCCTCCACGACAACTGGCTGGTGGAGCCGGTGCGCGACGCCATCGCCTCGGGTGCGATCACCGGCATGTCGTTCCGGTTCTCGGTCGTGAAGGACGCCATCGACAAGACCGGCGACACCCCGCTCCGCACCATCCAAGAAGTGAAGCTCTACGAGGTCGGCCCGGTCGTGTTCCCGGCCTACGTGTCCACCAGCGTCGGTGTCCGCTCCGACGTTGCCCGACTCGTCTCCGACCCCGCCCTGCGCGCCGAACTGGCTCGCGCACTCGTTCTCGGCACTCCCGACGAAGCCGCCCCGGTGGGCACTTCGGACGAAGCCGCCACCCCAGCAGGAGCCGCACCCCCGCACTCCGGCATGACCCGCGAAGCACGCGCCCGCGTGCTCGCCCTCATGTCCTAGGAGGACAACCATCATGGAGACCCGAGAGTCCCTCGCCGCAGAGGTCGAGTTCCTCGACGCCTGTTTGGCCGACATCCACAAGCGCGCCGGCGACGCCGCGCTCACCGAGGAGCAGCAGTCCGAGTTCGACGCGGGCGTGGAGCTGCGCGCCGCCAAGCGCGCCGCCCTCAAGGTCATCGAGGAGCGCCACGCCGCCCTCGAGCGCCTCGCCGCCGACAAGCCGGAGAACATCGTGCCTGGCACCTTCCACGCCCCCGCCGTCCACACCCGCAACGAGGTGCCGTCGCTCAACGACCTGTCGTTCTTCGCCACCCCCGGCGAGGTGCGCGATGCCGCCATGCGGTCGATCGAGCGCAGCGGCAAGATCAGCGACGACGAGCGCGGTCTGGCTGAGGCCACCCTTGCTCGCGCTGAGATGCCCGACGGTCGCGTGGCCCGCCACGTCATCGCCACGGGTGCCCCCGAGTACCGCACCGCTTGGTCGAAGCTGATCCAGCCGGGCGGCGCCGCGCTGCTCACCAGCGACGAGGCCCGCGCAGTCGAGGCCGTCCGCGCCGCCTCGCTGTCCGGTTCGGCCGGCGGCTACGCGGTCCCGTTCACCCTGGACCCCACCATCATCTACACCGGCAACGGTGCGGCCAACCCGTTCCGCGAGATCAGCCGCGTCGTCCAGGTGGCGACCGACGACTGGAACGGCGTGTCCTCGGCGGGGATCACCGTGTCTTGGGACGGCGAGGCGGCCGAGGTGTCCGACGACGCCCCGACCCTGGCGCAGCCCAGCATCACGACCCGCAAGGCGCAGGGCTTCGTGCCCTTCTCCATCGAGATCGGCCAGGACTGGCCCGGCATGGAGGCCGAGATCCGGGCCATGTTCCAGAAGTCGAAGGACGTGGCCGAGGCCACGGTGTTCGCCACCGGCGCCTCCGGCTCGAACCAGCCCATCGGCATCGTGACCGCCCTCACCGGCACCAGCTCGGTCATCAACGAGGCGTCGTCGGAGACCTTCACGGTCGCCGACATCTACGCCCTCGAGAACGCGCTGCCCCCGGAGTACGAGCAGGGCGCCTCGTTCCTCGCCAACAAGGCGATCTACAACCTCATCCGCCAGTTCGACAACAACGGCGGTGCGGACCTGTGGACCACCCTCGGCGCAGGACAGCCGGGCGACCTCATCGGCTACCCGGCTCGCCGTGCCTCGGCGATGGACAGCGCGTTCGACGCTGCGGCCACGGCCAACAACTACATCCTCATCCTCGGCGACTTCTCCAACTACGTCATCGTGGATCGGGTTGGCCTGTCGGTGGAGCTGGTCCCGCACCTGTTCGCCACCGCCAACAACCTCCCGAGCGGCCAGCGCGGCCTCTACGCCTACTGGCGTGTGGGCGCTGACTCCGTGAACGACAACGCGTTCCGGATGCTCAACCTCGACACCGCGGCCTGATCCTCGGGTTCGAAAGTCGGCCCCTCGCCCTTCCTGGTGGGCGAGGGGCCGACACCCCCCCCCAACTTCCGTCCCTCAACTGGAGGCCCTCCACATGGCTCTCGTCCGTTCCAAGTGCGCCTTTGCCATCGTCGGCGATCCGGTCGCATGGCCTGCTGGTCGCATCGTGGATGCCTCGCACCCCGTCGCTGTGCGGTTCCCTCAGCACTTCCAGCCCGTCGAGGCAGCGGCCTACGACGCCACCGTGGAGCAGGCCACCGCCGCCCCAGGCGAGAAGCGCGCCGTCAGGCCCCGCTCGGTGGCCAAGAAGGTCACTGAGGGCTGATGCCTCTCACCGAGTCGCCGTACCTCACCGCAGAACAGGTGCGTGCTGCGGCGACGCGCGGCGCGCCCGCTCTCAGTTCCGACAAGTTCTCCGACCAGTGGGTCCAGGACGTGGTGGCTGAGTTCGAGCAACTGGTCGAGCAAGACCTCGAGGTGGCGCAGACGCCACGCGAGGAGACCGAGGTGGTCCGCGTCGACCAGTACGCCCACCAGGCGTACCTCGGCTGGGGCTCGGTGCGGTCGATCGAGTCCCTGACCATCGACGGCGTGACCATCCCCGCCACCGGCTACCGCTACATCGCTGGCCCCGGCATCCTCGTCTACCCGGCTGGGTTCTTCCCCACCACCCCGGCAACGGTCGTCTACCGCCACGGCCTCGACGCCCCATCGGTGGCGCTCAAGCGCGCCTGCGCCCTCTACGTGGAGCGCGTCGCCGCCCTCGACACCTCGGGCAACACCCGTGACATCGCCCGCCAGGGCTTCGACGGTGGGTCCACCTCGTTCGTGATGCCCGACCCGCAGAAGGGCAAGCTCACCGGCTTCGCAGATGTCGACCGGATCATCGCTGCCCTGCCCCGCCGCAACCTCATGGTCGGCTGATGATCCGCTACCAAGTCCGCCAGCGCATCGCCGCCCTGCTCGCAGACGAACCCGAACTGGCGAACGTCGACGTGTGGGCCGCGTACCCCGGCGACAAGCACCAGACCACGCAGATGATCTTTGGGGACCGCACCTCCGGCGAGGTGGAGTTCCCCTATGCGATGGCGGGCGACAAGACCAGCCGGGACTCGTTCGACGCCGTGTTCGTCGTGCGCGTCTCCGGGCTCGGTTCCCTCGACGAGTGCGCCCTGCGCTGCGAGGAGATCACCCGCACCGCAGTCCAGACGATCGCCTCCACCGGCCTGACTCTCGACGAGTTCGTAGCCGACGACGAGAAGGTCTGCGAGGTCGGGCCGCTGTCGGTGCAGACCCGCGAAGGCGACACCGACAAGGGCGCTGTGGCGCTCGCAGAGATCACCGTGTCCATCGAGACGCAGACCACCTAGGAGCCACGCATGCCTGCCGTGACCATGCCCAAGGACCACCCCGCAACCGAAGGCGTCACCCTGTCCGATGGGCAAGAGGTGAAGCCAGGCCAGACCGTCGAGGTGTCCGACGCCCTCGCGGACGCGCTGGCCGACCAGGGCTGGACGAAGCCCGCTGCCAAGAAGGCGGCGAAGAAGGACGCGCCCACCTCGGGCGACGATGCGGCCGAGGCCGCTGACACCAAGGAGAAGCCCTGATGGCTGCACCCAACGCCTCGGCCGCCCAACTGGGCTTCAAGACCGAGACCACCGCAGGAACGACCGTCACCCCGGACCTGTTCATCCCGTCCACGTCCGAGTTGCTGGACCGCTCGCAGCCTGCGCTCGAGTCCGACGGCATCCGCACCGGGCGCCTCGTCCGCGATGACGAGGAGTCCAACGGCGGGCTGATCTCGGTCACCGGCTCCACCTCCGGGGACCTCCCGGTCAAGGGCGTCACGTCGCTGTTCAAGTCGATGATCGGCGCGGTCAACACCACCGGCTCTGGCCCCTACGCTCACGCGTTCACCCCGTCGGACACGCTGGTCTCCAAGACCCTCCAGGTCGGTGTCCCCGATGGTTCGGGGACGGTGCACCCCAAGACCGTCGCGGGCGCCAAGTGCGCTTCGTGGGAGATCGCTGGGGCTGAGGGTGCGTTCGTCACCTGGAACTGCGACTGGATCGCCCAGCGCCTCACAGTCGGGTCGCGCAGCCTCACCGACGTTGCCACCACGGACACGTCCTTGCCGAGATCAGCCTCCGTGAACCCGGTCACCGAGGAGATGGT